ATAGTAAAGTAACTTTTGAAATTATATTCTTTATCTTTTACTTCTTCAATGTTATTAAATAGCATTAGTATTCTCCTTTATTTCTCTAAGAATTTAGAATTCATTGACTTGGCAACTTCCATCATATTAGTAGGATTGATAAAACTAGCATCCTTACCATACATACTGGTGAATTTAGCTTTAGAATCTTCGTAATGATATGTACCTTCTGAGATAAAGTAACTAGAAATCTTAATTCCATTGTTCTTCATCATCTTGACCATCTTTTTAGTATGTTTTTCAGCACAAGTACCACTATAATAAATCTCATTATTACTAAACCACGGAGCACCATCGGAGTAATTGATGAAGTAATTATCATCACCATTTACACCACCTAACCATTTTTTCATCAAAGCCTCGTAACATAGTGACTCTGGTGTCGTACCACCGGCATTAATGTATTTCCATAATTTCTTTATCTTACTTATCTTATCTTTCCGAGAATCATAACAAATGATAACTATTGGTTTGTCATCTTGAGTCCAACGGAAACTAACCACCACATGGATATTTCCAGCCATCTCAGCAGCCTTGACCATCGCAACAGCCGAAGTGATTGATTTCTGTAATTTATCACCATGCATACTTCCACTAGCATCAATGGAAATATGTAGGTTAGCTTTGTTATATCTTTCAGTAAAGACTTGACTAAAGACATTACCATTATCAAACCCAAGTTCAGCAATTAATCTCTTATTGATTTTACCACTTGTTTGACGAGTGTAAATCAAATCTTTCTCTTCACCACGAATCTTGAGTTTCTTACCCAAGATGGCACCTAAACGAAGTCCATCATTAATGGCATCTTCTTTATTTGTACCATAACGATAACGAGATGAGTTATAAAGAAAGTGGAAAGCACTTGAATCAATCAAAGCCTGAGTTAAGTCAGGAACAACCACTACTTTAGTTTTATTAAGACCTTCAGTACCACCAACTTCAACTAACTCTGAATTACTATTACCAAGAGCATCAACAATCTTCTTGTCATTTTTTGTCATCTTAGTTTTTGGTGTCTTACCTTCAAGTAACTCTTTAGTTTTTTTGTAAATACTTTCAATGGATTTCTTCATCGATTCTGATATTTCTTCACCTTCAGTAGATTCCCCATCAGTAGATTCTCCATCTTCTGGAGTCATTTCTTTATCATCAGTATCTACTTGACTACCACCACTTGAACTTGGTGACTCGCCTTCTTTTTTTTCTTTCCCCTCATCTGATTCTTCTGGAGTACCATTTCCCTCGCCTTTACCTTTGAAATCTTCAACTAACTTGAAAACAACATCACAAACAGACTTTGCTACTTCAATGGTATCATCAGTAGATTTAAGTCTTGAAATGTTTTTCATATCAATTAAACGATAGATGTCCAATAGTCTTGGCAGAGCATTTAAATCAGTATCAGGATTAGTGAAATTAACAATTCTGAACATATAAGATTCAAAATCAAGTTCACGATACATAGTTGATTGTAATCCCTTACCCATTTTCTTACTATTGAAATACTTGGAGTACAAAGTGTGATAATAACCTTTATATCCAGGTGAAGATTTGAACACGATTGTATCAACTCGTCTATCTTCAATGTAATTTATCATCCCGCGAAGAAATTCCATTCTTTTAGGATGGGAAGTTAAATCCCAATTACGTATCTTGGTTAGATTTCTCACTTCTTTGAATACTTCAAAATCACTATAAGCAATATGAGAACCTTCATGAAGAGCCAGACCGACAACATTATCAAAGTTTTTCTCATTAATGTTAGAACTAATGGTAACAGTTTTACCATCAGTATAGGAATCTCCACGGCTCACAAATTTAACAGGGATATTTTCCCCACTTACAATACGGACAAAATTACCGATTGCTCTTTTATGACCAGCCAAACCCATATGGTCTTTTTTAGGTTTTGGTTTTTCAATGACTTCATCATCCATACCAATGGTGGCAAGAAAGTCATTTACTTCGGTTTGTCTATCAAACCAGAAATCTGAATATTTACTCATTTGTTTGTTTTTTCCCTTTTTGTCATATATGAATATAACACTAAAACCCTATACAAGTCAAGCATTATTTTAACTTTTTAAGCACTTTTTGGTAAATAAATAATTCCATCTTGGTCATGCCCACACCAACAACGAGTGGTATAATGTGTACGTCCATCAACATCGATAAAATTGGTTTTGACTTTTGGTTTTCTTTTTTTATTGTAATTTAAAGTAGTTTTACCGTTTGTTAAATTAGAGAAAAGTTCATCAAGTAAATGATCTTTTTTCCAAACGGTTTTGCTATTGTCAAACCAAGTATTTGTTGTTAATTCAAAAAGTTCAATATCATCTAAATTCATTGTATTTCCTTTGTTTCTCATATATGAATATACAACAAAAAACAATACAAGTCAAGCGTTTTCTTTAATTAAATACTGACCAGAATTTGTCTACGATTAGACCTATGAAACCAACACCAATGACACCACGCCATTTAGTTGTATTTTGTCTGAATTGACTATTGAGTTTTGTTTCTGCCCAAAGTCCTTCATGTGGATTGAATAGATTTTCCTTAATAAATTTGATATCTATGTGCATTTGTTCTCTATCTTTGTCAGATTGTACCATCCTCTCTAAAATGACATTCAAATCTTTTTTATCTTGTCCATTCATGTCTATAAATATAAATTCATATATTTAACATTATATTTTCCTACGTGGGAAATACAAATTATTTATTTCTTTTCCCATATCCAAATAGGTTCTCCAAAAGCTACATCTTTTGTATCTTTGGTATTTTCTTTTAAATGCTCTTCAAAATATTCACTCTTGGCATTACCAGCTCCACCTGAATTAAATCGTTTAGTCATCTCCATCCCTATACAACCACGATATAACATTCCCTGTGATTTGATAAAGTCATTCATTGGATTACATATATCAAAATAATCCTTAGTCTTTGGATTATATACATCAGCTATATTGACAGCAAGTATTCCACCCGATTTAATAGTTGGTATTATCTTCTCCAATGTTTTATGTAGGAAGTTCTTATTCCAACTATCAATATTCTTATACCTTACCCAACTCTGTGTATCATCGTGACTATATCTTTCAACATCAAAATATGGCGGTGATGTAAAGACGGTATCAAAGTGGTTATGATATTTAGTAAAATCAACATCCTCTGCTGGAGATGGTATTAAATCAACCTCTCTGTCATGTTCAAAGAATGATTGGTGTTTCTTGTAGAACTCAACTTGTTTTCTATATCCATCGTGGTTATTTAGATTCGGGTCAATACCAACATAATGTTTACCTTTCTCACTCGCGTAGAATCCAGCTAACCTATCACCCCAACCGGCACTAAAGTCCAATACATTCTCACTACCATAATAGTCATAGAAAGCCTTAGCAATACTTGGTTTGAATTGTGATGCCACATACTTTCTCAATGTAGTAGCCATTCTAATACTCTGTAAATCTACCTTAGTTAATACTTGTTCTAAACTCCAAAAGGCTCTAACGATAGTCTTGATACCCTTTACGGTCTGCCATGTTCTCCATCCACTCGGTGTTCTTGTCCAATCAACTTTCCATCTATTATGGATATGAAATCCATTGGAAGCATTATTGCCAGAGTTGTCTCGTTTGAAATAGTCATCACTCAATGACCATTTAGACTTACGTTCATTTCTTGGAAACCAACTATCGTTAATCAGTAAGTCATTCCATTGAACACCTTTTAGTTTTTTCAAACTCTTCAATGTCTCTTGTTCCGTAATCTCTGGTATCGGACATGGATAGGTATGTAAGCACTTAGCTAACTCTTCTACTACATCGTCTTTCTCATAGGTTGTGATGATATGTTGCCATTCCTTTTCGTCAATGAAAAGATACGGCTCCATACCATAAAACTTTTTAAATAGTTCTTCTACTTCTTTTCCCATATCCAAATAGGTTCACAGAATTTACCATCGAATTTCTTTATCATCTCTGGCTTTCTATTACTTTCACCAGATTCTACGGCATTTCCAACACCAATACAATTTGGTCTAGTTGCCATCTCCATACCGATACAACCCAAGTAATTCGAATCTCTGTATTCTTCAATAAAATCATTCATGGGATCACATATTTGTTGCCACTTTTTACCACCTTTGGAACTGGCATTTACATCAGATATATTAATACATAGTTTACCACCACTTTTTAATGTCGGCCACATATTGTCTATTGCCTTGTGTAAGAATTGAGTATTCCAACTATCTATGTCTTTATACCTTACCCAACTTTGTGTATCGTCATAACTATAACGTTCTACATTAAAATAAGGTGGTGACGTAAAGATAATATCAAAAGTATCGTAGTATTGGTCAAAATCAAAGTCCTCGGCGGCATCACAATGAAATGCAGTTTTCTTTGGAGTTTCGAAGAATGTCAAATGATTATCATAGTATTTGGCTTGTTCTTCATAGATGGGATGATTCTCCGTGCGTGGATCAATACCAACATATTGTTCCGTATTCATACTGGCATAAAATCCAGCCAATCTATCACCCCAACCTGCAGAGAAATCCAATATATTCTTTACGTTGAAATAATCATACAGAGCCTTGGCCGCGTTGGGTTTGAATTGACTACAAATGTATTTTCTCAACCCTAACATAGTTCTCAATGTAGATTTGTCAATCTTCTCCATTTTCAAAGTATAGGCCGCACCCATTAATGAAGTCATAAATTTCTCTTCACCCCAAGTCCGTAAAGGACCTGGTGAAATCGTTCCATCTACTGACCATCTGTTTTCTTGTTGAAAGAAATTACTTGATTTGTTTCCGTTATTGTTTCTCTTGATATACCATTGTGAACCTTTGTAAGTTAAAGGCCAATCATAAGATGTTTCAGTACGAGCAAACCACTCACCTTCTTTTAGTAAATCATGAACCCAAGTCTTTTTCAGATTATTGAAATCCTTCCTACAATCATTTTGACTTATCTCTTGATATGGTGGTGGATAAGTCATGGCGACTTTTGCCAGACTTTCCTTTACATCATCTTTCTCGAATGTATCTTTGATGTATGACCATTCTTTCTCGTCAATGTAAAGATATGGAACTTGATAAAGAAACTTATTAAAGTAAGGTAGGTACATTATTCTCCGAATAACTCCTTGAATGCCTGATTAGCAGCAGTTGATTGTTTAGTCTTGACTTTGACTTCTTCTTTCTTTACTTCTTTGATAGCATAATCACCACGTTTCCAAAAGTCATACTCAATATGTGTTGCCATCATATCAGCCTGATGAAGTATGTAGGCAATATTACTCCTTAATGCTCTATCAGGACTATAACCTATATAATAACTCTTGTTTGCTTCTTCATACAATCCGTCTGTCAATCTTAACCCAATGTACTCATTGTCTGTCAACACGATACCAAAGTGCTGAAGTAAAAACAAAGCCCTATCAGTTACGGTCATGAACTGTAAGTTAGGATTATGTTTATAAATTAATCCTTGATTCTTCCGATGCCAGTCGGAATCGTTTGGTGTATAGTAATCATCAGCCAAATCACCAACCTTACCTAAGTCATGATGTAGAGCAGCAAATACCAATTCTTCATCAGTAAAGTTAATTGTAGCTCCACTCTGTTCCCATACATCTTTTATCTTCAATGCTGATGTAGTTACGTGTATAACGTGCTCTACGTACCCACCAGCGTGAGCATTATGAAAGTGTTCTTTACCACTAGCTGGTGCCATACACATTCGTTCTTCAAAGTAATCATACATCTTTAATAACTTTTCTAGCCTTTCGCCAGTAAAGTTATCTTCGACTAATTGGATTAGTTGTTTCCAATTCTCTTGTATTTGTTCGGGTGTTAATTCTTTCATTTTTTTACTCTCTTATCTATTTCGGGTTGAAATTGTTTCTTTGGTTGTGTTACGTTTGGATCGTTTTCAGCTCCATTTTTTTGTAAAAATAATCTACGAGTTATTTTTGGTTTATAGCTAAATTCTTTTATCAATCCAATGTTATGACCACTACTTCCTTGTGCTATCATTTTCTTTCTTAAAATAACGACATCCTTACCCCAATATCTTTGAAGTTTAAGATGTTCTTCATTATGGAGTTTTGAATCCCTGAATACAGAGCAACCGCCTTCTTGAAAGGAATCCCAATGTGCTGGAAACTCGTCACTTCTTCTATTTTTATAACCTCTGGACAGATACTCAAACATCAGATTAGCATCCTCACCGACTTCACATCGTGTCCAATTTATTTCATCAATTATCTCTGATAGTAATTCTCCATTGATATGGTGGATTGCATTAAAAAATACAGTATCACTATAAGGTGGTTTTCCTGGTGGTAAATTACTTCTCTTATGCCCGATATGAATAATATCATCATCCATCCACTCATTAAATAAAGTAAACATATCATCCAAGTCACGTTTGGTTGAAATTCTTTTTGACTTGTCCATATTTGATTTTTTATCAAAACCGTTGAAATACTTTTGATTTCTTCTATAAAATATCACGTCATCATCCACCATAGAAAATCTTGTTTTTCCAGCATCTCTACAAATCAGTTCTCTTGTTTTGGCAATTCCAATATCATTATCAACTTCGAAATATTTTACATCGTAATTATAATCTTTTCTCTCTTGTTCTTGCACCACCATAATCACTTTTTCTTTATACTCATCTGGCAAATTATCATAAGTAATTTGGATGTCTGCTCTACGAAATGTAGGGATGTAAATCTTATCTAACATCTATAATTCCTTTAATTTTAGTTTCAAATTCTTCTTCATAGTATTCAATGTTCTCTGTTGATTCCTTATACTTCTTTTTAATTCTATTAAGGTGTTCTAATCTAACACTATTATCCCTTAATTCCAAGCACTTTCTTTCGATATCTTCAAATGAATAACATCGTTGCCAATCACTCTCAACCAACTGATTGTTTATATCGTAGTTCTTCCACACCAATGGTATTATATCACACGCCATAGCTTCGTTGTATCTTGATGTTAAATACTCATCGTAGCCAGGCCAATTAAAACACAAGGTACTTCTAAAATCCATCAGATGTGGTACAATGTTTTCAAGTTTTCTAGTGAACTTCACATCCCTTTGGAATCCATCAAAGTTACCAATAAACAAAGTTTTTAAATCAGACTTATATAAATCTTTCAATACCTCGTGTCTGACATCACCACTTAAATCTCCACCTACCTTTTTCTTTTTAGATGTACCCCAATATCCAAAGTCATGTATTTTAGCACCAGTATGGAATCTTTGTTTTATAAAATGATATTTCAAACTATGTAATCCACCCTTGAAATCACACTCGTCTATTGAATGTATTTTTACATCATTATCAGGAAAGACATAATCTCGATATAACTCAACACTATCGGCTCTATCGGATTGTAGAATTATAATAGTCTTGCCATCTATAACCTCTCGCACACCATTCAATACTTCATCACTTCGTTTTTTAACAATACTCATAACCCTATCAGGAATATGAAACATAAACTCAGCCTCAGATGGTATTACGATATAATCCGAATCTGCTATATCTTGATATATCTTAGTAGGCCATCCACTTGAAAAAGATAATCCAAAGAACTTATAATTGTATTGTGGATTGTTGTGCATAAATGCCTTACAGACATGAAACATACTATCAGCAATAGATTGTAATGGTTTAGTATACCTTTCCGATGACCTTATTCGTGTAAAACAAATCGTAGGTTTATCATTATTGAATTGAAAGAAATCGTTCATTTACCTACATTCCAAAACAATGAACCCTTACTTGCATGTTCTTTTATAAACATCCAAGCCTTACTATCGTAAGTTAACGAACTTGGAAATGGTGGTCTTTCAGGCTCCTTGCATTCTTGATGAAACTTGTAGTCTGATTTAAATGTCTCTGCTCTACCTTGTTCTCGTCTTGTTGTATTGTGTCCTATCCGAACACCATAAACTTTAGCATCAGGCCAAGCAGCCTGAAGTCCTCTACTTAATACTCCA